TACCGGAACCGTTGAGCAGAACATCAACGACCTTGTTCAGCACGTGGTAGCGGATACGGCCTTCCATGAACGCCACCAGCGCACCATCATCAGACAGGGTCTGGTTGGTAACATCGAAACCATCCGCGTAGGTGTACGCTTTCGCATCAGCGGTATCGGTCTCAATATCCGACAGTGGTTTCAGTTCGCCTTCTGGAACAATGGCCGAGTTATCGGTCTCGCTGATCACACGTGCGTACTCGATATACGATGCGGCAGTGTTCCCGGTAGTGATCAGGTTCAGGAACTCAAGCGGCTGATCCAGCAGCTCAGAGCGGTACCCTGGCAGACGCTGTTCAGAGACGAACTGGCCGGTCTCAGTGGTCAGCTCTTTCTTCTGAACACCACCAGATTTACCGAGCAGTTCATCAAAGTCCGCGATGTTCTTGGCTTCAACGTGAATCGGTGTTCCATTACCTACACCGGATGGGTGGTTCTCACGGAAGCTCTTGAAAGCATCCGACTGGATAAACCGGTCAGCAATCCCACCGGCCTGACCTTTCGCTGCAACCTCAGCAGGAGGGTCAGTAGGGGCAGGTTCTTTCACTGAAGTCACCCGCGCTACAAGATCGGCGGACTTTTCAGCACGCTCAATCTGAGCTTTTAGGTCTTCAATCTCAGTGTTGAGCTGATCAACCTGAGTCATTTCTTCATCAGTCAGGTCACGCTTCTGCTCAACCGCTGGATTCACAATATCTTGTGCTGCCTTGATAGCGGCAGCAAGCTTTTCTTTCAGAGTCATATCTGACCCCCTCCTTATTGAGTGCCACCGTGCATAGTGGCGTCTAATTTCAACTTGGCTGCCAGACTCAAGACGGACGGACCTGACTTACGCTGAGCATCCGATACGGGCGACTTCACCTTCTGTTCGTCGTCGCTGGCATCAGACCTGCGCTCACCATTACCGCTGGCCTCTTCCTGGTCTTCATCACCGTCATCATCCTGATCATTGATCGAAGACAAGACGGAATCTATGGCGCTACTTGCCTGACGTAGCGCGTCAATCTGTTCCTCACTCAGTTCCACACCTTGTTTCACTGAGTCCACAAGAGCTTTCACCGCAACGACCGACGTATCAGGGTTCGCCGCGAAACCTTTGGGCAAGAAACTGAACTCCAACGCATGAACTTTGCGTAACTCATTGGCAGATTTGCCGTCAGGAAGCTCAACTTTGCCTTCCTCAAGAGTCTGATACCCAAACGAAAGTGAGCTTAACCGGCGTCCTTTGAGCCACCTGTACACCTTTTGAGCGTGGTCATCCTCATCAAAACGGCCTTTGACCCACCACCCATGATCGTCTTCACCCATGTCAATAGCTTCGGCAACAATCTGGTTCGGGTCATGCAAGTACATGCCAGGCATGACATCACCGGACTCTTTCCACTGCTCAATAGAGTCAGCAAAAGCACCCTTAGCGATCACATCACCATAAGAATCAGGCTCACGAGTGAATGTGGACGGGTACACAATGAACTCGCCCTCTTGTAACCCATCATCAGGGCCAGCCTTGACTCGCCCCATAGGTAGGCTCTTAATCTTCATATCGCCCTCCTTGGGCACAGCTAGTCAACAATGATCTCCAACTCACACATGCACCCCGCCGTTTCGTCAGGGTTTCCGTTATAAGCCCCAGGCCAGCGAAGCCCATTAGAAAACACATCATCAACAGGGACCTCTTCACCATGCATCGCAGCATGAGACGCACGAGGATTACTTGACGTAACAATCCACCGTTTCCGCGCCCGTGGCGTTTGCTGGCGGGCCGCTTCCACAGCACCAAAACCAGCAGCAAACGTCGCAATCGTTAGCCCCGATTCCAGAGCACGGGATTCTTCCGCAACATCAAACACATGATTTGCAGACTCCAACGGGTCTAATGGGTTTTCCGCGTCAGGGTCAACCGTCATAGCATCCTCTAGAGCTTGACGGGTTGCCAGGTTCATCGATTCCGCTGATTGGCGTGCTGCTTTCTGTAAGAACGCCATCGTGCGCGGCTCGTCGTAGTTATCAGGGTCAATCCCGATACTTTCCAACGTCTCGCGTCCAGCAGCGGTAGAAGTCAGCAGATACAAGCCAAGGATCTGCGCTGATAGGTCTTCATCCCACCTGTCACCGTCCCACCAATCAATATCATTGGCTCCAAGACGGCTCACAACTGACCTACGCTGCTTCGCGAAGAAATCAGCGATCACCTGCTCAGCTTTCCGTTGGTGACTAACAGGAGGCCCAGCCTTGACCTGCACCGGGGAACTCTTCGACGCCGTCCGGTTCTGTGAGCCACTATCACGGGGCGACGCTTGACCGCCCACAAGCACATTCAACGGGGTAACAAGCTGATCTCCACCAGGCACAGGTGGACGATTCTGCATCGCACGAGCCTCATTACGAGTCATCCACGGAGCACCAGTAGCAGACTGCATAACCTGTGCCTGCTCCTGGAACGATCCACGAAGTTTAGCTTCTACGTTCGCTTCAACATACAGGCTCCGATCACCAGCGAGATCATCAGTCAGCCCGACATTGATAGCCTGTTCCCACGCTGTGATGTATGGACCTAGCGAGTCCCGGTATAAGTTCTGACGGAACGCATCAACATTCGAGAAGTTCCCAGCACGAGCACCAATCAACTCAGGCGACACATGAAAAGCCGACGAAACTTCCACATTCGTCAACTCACGGCCCTGCAAATCCAGGGCGTCAGCCGGTGACATGAACGGCACACTGCCAATCTCCATGCCATCCTCTAAAAGCATCGTGCCACCAGCGCTAGAGCCATCTTTCATGAACTTACGCAAGCCCTCAACGAATCGGCTGCGCTGCTCCTGAGTCCACTTAGCGTCCATAGGCCGCTTGATGTACTGAGTGGCCCGACCACCGTTATTCCAAGCGTCACGACGATACTGGACGGACTCAGCTGACTCTTCTAACAGCTCTTTCAACGTCTCAACTGGAGACAGCCCAGCAGTGCGCGGCGCATAACCGTGATCATAAATCAGTTGATCAAGATCTAACTCGATCCAGCCTTCATCAGCGGTGGATAACGGCTCATGGTCATCTACCCACATGTACGCGGCAACTACACGGCTGAACTGGTCCGTGCTCAGATACAGACGCCACGAGGGGATCTGCAAAAGCTGTAGCGACCCATCATCCTGCCAATCTTTCAGGACAGCCCACCGGTCATACAACAGCCCATCAGAAATGACAGATTCCCAGAACCGGAAAGCACCCCGACCTGGCTGTGGACGTGACAAAACACGCGGCAACTCATGGTCGATCACCCGCCGCCGGTCCGTATCCGACACTCGCTCATGAGTGTGCAACGGAATTGAGGCAACATTCCGGGCAACAAAGCCCACAACTTTCCGCAGCGCTGGCTGGTAACGCCAAAAAGTCTCAACCGCAGCACGACCGTACAAACTTAACGGCGTGCCAGGGTCCATCACCGGGATACCACCAGTGCTAATAAACGGCTCAAACGGTTCGTTGAGCACCCGCTGGGCTGCATCATAACTGTCGATACCCAGCATTCGGGACCAGAAGCCTGCCATGCACTAGCCCCCTCTCAAATAATGATCAAATCTGTCTCCGCATACGCGGAAGTAAACGGTTTAGCTTTCTCACTGCTCAGTCCCCACACAGCTAACGTCGCCGCTTCCAACGGGGATATATCTAACCCAGACTTACGCCTACCCCAAGCCCACCGATCACCAACATCACGCTTCACAGCGTCACGGACCGCAATATCAAGCTCGTCATGCTCACCATCGACCGAGTGCACGAAGTCACCGGACCGGACTGACTTGTAAATCTTTGAACAGGCGTCCATCACGTCTTGCAACACGACGACGATCAAGGAATCGCCCAATCGGTCTTTCAATGGTTCGATGAAGTCCGCTGCTGGGCCTTTCCCGTCAATAATTACGGGGACTTGATGTTTTTCTTGACGCTCCACGACTGCATCAACAAGCCACGCATCAGGATTCGGGCCATGCTGCAACGGTCGGACAAGGTTCTTCTCATCTTCAGTCTCAGCAGCCCCCACAATGGCCGCTTTCTCAAGATCAATCGAGACAGCCACACCAAGCGCTCCAAGCTCTAGGCCCCTCGGCCTACCGACTTTCTCTACCGCTTCCCACATGCCACGACCAAACGCATGACTGCCTTGGGTGGAATCCCAAATCCCTAACGCTTCACGACGAAATGAATCATCAGACCCCAACAGTTTGCGCATACGCAAAATAGCTGTCTCAGAAGTCCTATGCGGGAACGACGGATTAGCTTTAGCCCACTGCTTCCGGTCGTCAAGGTCAGCATCCTCATCAGCAGACAACTCAACAAACAACACGTCTTCATCTTCACCAGACAACGCCTCAGCGCGCCGGTTAATGAAGACCTCACCAGGATCAATTGGCCTCGGCGGTGTGCCAACCATAATCACCAGGCCGTTATCAGCCGCGTTCGTCGCTGGCACCATATCTTCCATGGCCTTCTCGGTGAGGATCTGAGCCTCATCGAGCACGACCACATCGACCATCGCGAAACCACGACCGAACCCAGCTTCACGAGCACCAAAAAGAATCCTGGACCCGTTGGTGAACTCAACTTCCTGCTCACCATTAGCTTTTCGGACGTTCTCGATGAACGGCGCAATAGCTTTCCTGTTCGCCATCGAATCCATCGTCTTGAACGTTTCGTTATGCGTCCTCGTTCGATGAGCCGACCACAACACAAGAAGACCAGGGCTTGCCATACACAGCGCGAAGATCAACGCACCGATCGTATAAGTCTTCCCAGACTGGCGTGGAATGGAAGCTACCGCGCCACCCACGCCGCACGCATACTGACCATCCTCACGCTTCGCCAAAATCGCCTGACACAACCCCTGCTGCCAACGATCCAGCGGAAGCTCCATGCGCTCCAACTGCGAAGCAACACTAGGCCACGCAGTAGAAACAATCCCAGACGGCATAATCAAATGCCGAGCAACCTCAGATAGCTTCTTCGCTCCACTTCGCGTCTTCGACCGCATAAATATGACCCTTACCCTTCGGCTGCTCAGCTTCCACAGCCTCTAGCTCTTCAATCTCCTTCGAGATCTCACGGGCCTGACGCATCAACGCAGCAAGATCACGCGCCAAAGTGTTCTCATTGTCAATATGAGCCGCAAGCACCTGACGCATAGCTTTCAACTCTTCAAGACGATCACCAGTCTTGATAGCAGCGGCATAAGACTGAGGCTGATCGCCCTCTTTCGCATCCCAAACCGGAGGTAACTGCTTTTTACCTGCCAAAGCGATCACCTCCTTCTGCAAAAACAAAGTGTGGAAAAAATTTTTGTGGGGGAGGGGTCCCATCTGAGGAAACAGCTCAGAGAGAGACGAAAAC